CAAAATTATAATACAAACTTATATTTGCATTGTAAATTGGTATTAAGACTACGATAGTAATTATGTATAAATTACTGTCAGGATCAGCTACTACATTAACATTTAATGGTGTTACTCTAGATTCATAGAGCGTAATTGTATCAAATATTTTTCTACCTATAAGTTGAGCGTTATATTCAGTAATTTGTTCAAACAAATAACGTTTTAAATTTAGGCCGTATTCAGGGAATAAAAAACGTTGTCCGGGTAAAGTATTAAAAAGATTTGTTAAAGAGTTAGATATAGCACGATCGTCATAACTAGCTTGAATATCAGCACCTGGCCTTGAAGGATTGAAACCGGGTAAAACATATTGATTTTGCTGTATATCTAAATATAAATCTTTATAAACATACTGATTTGTATTATATATATCAGCTATTGTTTTTAGTTCTGTAATTTTAATAGCCATTTATACTATTATTTAGGGGAGGAGTTGCTTAAATAATATCACAAATATGGATACACAGTTTAATTTAGTACTTGAAGGTATAATGGAACGCTATCAACAAGGCGGGTTTGTAATCGGTGATCGCGTACGTTTTCGCGATGATTGTTTAAAGCTTGACTTTTTTAAGCAAAAGGCTAGTAACTTTATTGAGATGATACAGGCTTGTATGCATCCTAAATTTGATCTTAACTTAAGAGTTTCAGCTGTTAAGAGTATTTATCCAACAACAACTCAGAACTATATGGGTGGAACTGAAGCACCTGATAACATCTATGTTGATGTTATCATCGAATACGCCCCTGGTCTTTATCGTAACCCGATGACAGTTCCTATTGAAGCTTTAGAAATTCAAGATGATGGTATTAATCGTGGTCCTGTACCTGATAGTGTTAAATATGACAACGATGTTAATATTAAGCCTAAAAAGGTAAAAACAAAAGAAACAAATGAATTTAAAGCCGAAGTTAATTTGAACGGCAAAAATATTAAACTTCCTGGGGGAAGACAGTGGAATAATAAAAACGATCATTGGAAAGATCTTCCAAAGAATAAACGTATCACAAAAAGCACTTAAAAGGTAGAAAAGTGCTAAAACCTCACTACAATAATCACACTCGAACTATGTACCGCAACCAATTAAATAAACAAAAAATATGATCTTCGACGAACAAATTAGCCGCAAACCAAACAATTATAAATGGACAGATGAGTTCATTGAAGCAATGCATAACGGATTCTGGACTGATAAAGAATTTTCTTTTAAGTCTGATGTTCAACAGTTTAAAGTTAATTTAACAGATCAGGAAAGAGAGATTATTATTCGTACTTTGTCTGCTATCGGTCAAATTGAGATCGCTGTAAAAACCTTCTGGGCTAAATTAGGTGAGAATCTTCCTCAGCCTTGCTTTCAAGATCTTGGATATGTTATGGCTAATGTCGAAGTTATTCATAACAATGCCTATGAAAGACTTATTTCTGTTCTTGGACTGGAGAATGTATTCGAGGAAAACCTTAAGCTTGATTGGATTGAAGGTAGAGTAAAGTATCTTCGTAAGTACACTCATAAGTTCTATAAGGATTCTAAGAAACAGTATCTTTACGCACTCATTCTTTTTACTCTCTTTGTTGAAAACGTATCTCTCTTTAGTCAGTTCTATGTTATCAATTGGTTTGCACGTTTTAAGAATGTTCTTAAGGATACCGATCAGCAGGTCAAGTACACTCGTAACGAAGAGAACATTCACGGTATTGTTGGTACGAAGATTATTAATACAATTAGAGATGAATATCCTGAGCTCTTTGATGCAGAGCTTGAAGAGCGTATTCTTCATGAAGCTCAAATGGCCTTTGAGTCTGAAGCTAAGATTGTTGATTGGATGGTAAACGGTATTAAGGAAGAAGGACTATCAGCTCCTATCCTTAAAGAGTTTATCAAAGATCGAATTAATGAATCTTTAGCAGGTATCGGGTTTAAAAAAGCTTTTGACGTTGATAAAGAAATTCTTAAAGCTACAATGTGGTTTACAGAGGAATTACACGGTAACAATATGACCGACTTTTTTTATGCTCGTCCGGTCGAGTACGCTAAGAAGAATCAATCATTCTCTGAAGACGATTTATTTTAATTTTATATGACAGAACACATCTATTGGCTTAATAAGGATTCTAGGAAATTTTTAGAACGTGGTTACCTTTTAGAAGGAGAAACTGCCGAACAAAGAATAACTGATATTGCAAAGGCTGCTGAAAAGCTTCTTAAGCTTAAAGGCTTTGCAGTAAAGTTTGAAGAGTATATGCATAAGGGGTACTATTCTCTTAGCTCTCCTATTTGGTCAAACTTCGGACGTAAACGTGGTCTACCTATTTCTTGCTTCGGTTCATATGTTCCTGATAACATGGATGATATTCTCTATAAAATTGCTGAGGTAGGGGTTATGTCAAAAGTTGGTGGAGGTACATCTGGTTACTTTGGAGCTATTCGTCCTAGAGGTACACCTATCTCTTCAGGAGGTGAAGCAACAGGGGTTCATCATCAGTTAACAGTATTTGATTCTCTTACGAATTATATTTCTCAAGGCAATGTTCGTCGAGGTTCATTTGCTGCCTACCTTCCTATTGATCATCCTGACATTGAAGAGTTCTTAAAGATAAAAGGTGAAGGAGATTCTATTCAGGACCTTTCAATCGGAGTCTGTGTGTCAGATGAATGGATGAAGTCTATGACTGAAGGAGATAAAGATAAGCGTAAGACTTGGGGGTTAATTATTAAGAAGCGTTTTGAATCAGGTTATCCCTATATCTTTTTTTCTGATAATGCTAATAATCAGGCTCCTCAAGTTTATAAGGATAAAGGTCTTAAGATTAATCATTCTAATCTATGTTCAGAGATTATGCTCTCTAATGGACCAGATGAGTCATTTGTTTGTGATTTATCTTCTATGAATCTTGAACGATGGGAAGAGTGGAAGAATACTGACGCTGTTGAGTTCTTAGTATTTTTCTTAGATGCAGTCATGACTGAGTTTATCGATAAGACTGAAGGTATGAAGTTTATGGATGCACCTCGGAAGTTTGCCATTAATCAACGAGCTCTTGGTGTTGGTGTTCTTGGATGGCATTCATTACTTCAATCAAAGATGATTGGCTTTGAATCAATGGAAGCTAAACTTCTTAACACACAAGTTTGGAAGTTTATTCGTGAACATGCTGATAAGGCTTCAGCAACATTAGCTGATATGCTAGGAGAACCACCTTTACTGAAAGGTTATGGTCGTCGTAATACAACTACCTTAGCTGTAGCTCCAACCACATCTAGTTCGTTTATTCTTGGTCAAGTTAGTCCTTCTATCGAGCCTCAGAACTCTAACTACTATGTTAAGGATTTAGCTAAGGGTAAGTTTACGTATCGTAATCCTTATCTCAAACAATTACTAAAAGATAAAGGTAAGCATGATGATGAAACTTGGAAGAGTATCCTTATGAAAGGAGGTTCTGTTCAGCACTTAGATTTCTTAACTCAAGACGAAAAAGATGTCTTTAAAACGTTTGGTGAGATTTCTCAGAAGGAGATTATCATTCAGGCAGCTCAACGTCAGAAGTTTATCGATCAAGGTCAGTCATTAAATGTAATGATTCCTCCTGATACTAAGCCTAAGGAAGCTAATGAACTTTATATCTTTGCTTGGGAACAAGGAATTAAAGCTCTCTACTATCAGCGTTCAGCTAATCCAAGTCAGATGCTTGCTCGATCAATTAACGATTGTAAGAGCTGTGAAGCTTAAGAGCTATAAACAACAAAACTAGCAGGATTGTAATTAGTAGCGGTACCTGCTGTATTTACAGTATTAATCTGAAATGAATTTGTTCCTTGATTTGATACTGTTAAAATACAGTTTGGTGAACCTGTACCTACGACTGCATAATTAGTATTTGGTAATGTAACACTTAATAATACATTGTATACCCCTGTAGCTGTTTTTGTAACACTTGTAACTTGATAACCATTTATTAAACCACTTGCAATTGTACCGTTAAATACACCCCAAGCTTTAGCAACAGTGGTTGAAGCAGGTACTGCTGCAGAAATATTACTAGTAACAGTATATAAATTAGATGATAAATTATTAACTAATGTTATTAAATTAGTTAAATTGGCATTAAAAAAACCTAAGGAATCTCCTATACAATCGTTAGGTTGTAAATAATTGAAAGTTAATCCGGCATTTGTAATTTGTTGCGCCATATAAATTATTTATCTTCTTTTTCTTCTATAACAACAGAATCAAGTATTTCTATAGGTTCTGGTTCATTTAGAAGTTGTTTAAATATCTCTTCTCTCGACGCTACTATTAAATTGTTGTTAACAACATTATTACCTGGAAGCATACCTGCTACTTCTTTTCTATTTTTTAGATCCATTTCTTTTAATTCTTTATCAATTTTACCTTTCTTATTAAGGAGGTTAATTCTGTTTAAGGCTTCTATACTTTTAGTAGCAGCATTAATGAGTTCGGATAAAGCAGCTATTTCATCGGGGTTCTGACCTTGGATAATATAATCCTTAATATCATCAACAGCGGTAATACTTGTATCAATTAATTGAGTAGTTCTTTTAAGAATGTAATCGTTAATGTTTTCATCATTAACTTCCATAGCGGGTACTTCTGGTTTTGGGGTACTTACAGGAAGTTCAAATGAAGATAATTCATTTAACAATGTATCTAAGTTGTCTGACATTACAATACTTAAGCTGGTAGTTGAAAATCTTAAACTATAAGATAATATATAGTATATGGAAATTACTGTAAATACTATGTACGGAACTTTTATTGTTCCTAGGGAAAAGACTGACGCACTCATTGCCTGGCTTCAAGCTAACGCCGTTAAGCCTGGACAGACTCCTATTGGAGAAGTAAAGCAGGGAGAGTATACTGGTCGTCAGCTTATCAACGAATAGAAACTTTACGTCTCTTGTATGTACCCCATACACCTGTTTGTAAAAAAGTTAAAGCGTTGTTTCTTCTTGTTTTAAGCATTTGTTGTACGTTTGGATGTTGACTCTTCGTTGCTAGAAAGTTTGTAAATTCTTGCTCAGTCATATTTGCAAGTTTTAGATCTCCTTTGCGACCATTTTGATTACCTTTTAATTTTTCAGAAGTAATTTTTCGACCTTCATTGTTTTCTTTTGTTTTACCTAAACACTGTTTTCTTAATTTTTCATTAATTAGATCGCGATTTTTTAATTGTGTCTCTCTAGAGCGTATAAGAGCTATTTCAGGCAATCTTCTACCTTTCATTCTTTCACTATGCTCTTTATCGGCGTTGATCCTTTCAGCAGATCTTCCTTTTTTGTATTTTGTTTTTGCACCTTTTTTTTGAGCTTCTGTTCGTTGATCGCCTTTTAAAAAAATTTTGTAGTGAGATTTTTTATATTGTTCAGGTGAATATACCGTATTTACTGTTGTCCATTTAGCGTTGCCATTAATACGGTTATAAAAATTAGGATTCTTAGACGCATTAACTTTGTATAGATATTTTTCTTCAGCCTCGAGAGCTTCTTTTTCTGTTTCATAATAGTGAACAACAGGTTTTTTAAAACATTGTATACCGTATTTTTGTATATCTTCTTTAAGGTATTTACTACTACCGTAGTAGTGCCCGTTATCTTTTTTAATTGTTTTATAACCGAAATAAAATTTTGGACCTGGCAATTTATTAATTCTAACTATAATGTACGTATATGCTTTCATCTTATAATACTTATTCTACCTCGGTAGGCATTGTTAACAATAATAAACCTTTTATTAAATTTGTAAAAACGCATAATGATGCACAACTACCTACAAAAGCGCATAAAACTGATACCGGGTATGATTTATATTGTGTTGAAGATACAGTTATTTACTCTCGACTTCATGGTATTGTACCTGTAGGATTACAAGTTGCTGATATTACCCCGGGTTATTGGTATCTTATTTTACCTAGAAGCGGCTTAGGATTTAAACATCAATTACAACCTCATTTAGGTGTAATAGATTCAGGTTATAGAGGTTCGTTAGACGTACAAATTTATAATTTCAGTGATAAAGATTATACTTTTAAAAAAGGGGATCGGGTTGCACAAATAGCTTTTTACCCGCTTGTTAATATGGAAACATCTTTTGCAGATGAAGTGACTGTTACAGATCGAGGTAATAAGGGTACTGGCAGTAGCGGCAAGTAAGTGTATAATAGCTTCATGTTCCAAGAGCTACTGGTAGAAAAATATCGTCCTAAGACACTGGATGATATTGTTCTAAATAAAGAAGAGAAGGATTATTTTGCTTCTTTAAAAGAGAAGGAAGAAATTCCTAATCTTCTTTTTGCAGGTAGTCCTGGAACAGGTAAAACTTCTTTAGCTAAGATTATTGTTAATGATATTTTAGATTGTCAGTATCTTTATATTAACGCTTCTGACGAAAATGGTATTGATACTATTAGAAGTAAAGTTATTGGTTTCTCTTCTACGAAGTCTTTAGATGGTAGATTAAAGGTAGTTCTCTTTGACGAGTGTGATGCATTGTCATTAGACTCTCAAAAAGCTCTTCGTAATGTTATTGAAGAGTATTCTACTAATACACGTTTTATCTTTACTTGTAACTATCTATTTAAAGTAATACCTGCTCTTCAATCTAGATGTCAGATCTTTAATCTAACTCCTCCTCTGAACGGCGTTTTAAATAGGGTTGTCTATGTCCTTAAACAACAGAACATCGTGGTTCCTGAAGAAGAGAAGAATAGACTGGTAGAACTAGTTAGAAGCGGGTATCCCGATCTTCGACGTGTAATAAATGATATTCAAAAGTTCTCTTATACTGGTACTTTGATTATCAAGGATAATCAGGTAAAGGGTATTGCTGAAAAGGTAGTTCAAAAGATTAAAGGTAACGTTGACTTAACCGAACTACGTAAGTTTGTTATTGAACGAGAGCAAGAGTTTTCTGGTGATTACTTACAGCTTTTAAAGGAAATGTTTGAAGTATTGTTTAGTGCTGGTGACAATAGTAATACTCTTTTAGTTATATCAGAATATATGTACAAAGACGCTATCGTCGTTGACAAAGAGATTAATTGGTTTAGTTGTTGTATTAACCTCCGCAACATTTGCGGGTTGGGACAGTAACGTACTGAATAGTGTTTGTAGTAGGTGTAAGCTCATCTAAAGGGGTATTAGATGATTGTAAAAAGTTGTTTATATCTTGAAGAGCATGAGTATGATCTCCGTATGAAGAAGTCTTGTAAACTTCAGCGTTACTGTTAGCATCATAAACAATACCTACAAAAGCACCATTAACTAAATCAATATTAGTAAAATAATTTTTCATTATATAGTATTAGGAAATATTGGATCAAGAGGTTTAAAGCGGTTTATCTTTACAGCGGTAATATCATTATAATAAACACCTGGTTCAAAGATATGTTTAATATCAATAACAAACCACTGACCATAAAATTTATCAGCATATGCGCTAGATTCAACTCCTTCAGTTTTATCAATAGATATAAATCTACCTACACGTCTAAAGGGTAACCCTAAGGTACGAAAATGTACACAGGCGTTTTGATAGATACCTGTGCGGAGAAGTTTTTGTAAACCGCTTGCTTGTCTTAAGACAGAATTATCTCCATAAAGTGAATAAACCGGTTTAATATCTTTACTCTGTTTATCTTGATTTAATGTTACTAAAAATAATCCTTCAGCTGCTCTACCTTGACCCCCTGATGTGTATAAGTTGTTTATGTAATTATTATCTATAAACGTTCTAGCTGTTGTTACTGAATTTGTTTCAAATTCAACTTTATATTGTCGATTTTTAAAATTAAATGAGTAAACAGGGGTTGTACAAAATTGTTGACTGTTAGTAAGAGCAGATATATCTACGAAACGATAATTCGTTATCATATTATATTTCATTAATTTCATATCTACTTTATTACTATTACCTATAGCAGTAGGACCTCTCTGTTTTTTAGCACCTGGTCTTTTATTTGGATCAGAGTATGTCTGTAAGTAAAAATGTTCGTATTGGTATTCACCTGGAGCAGTTTCTGTTTTACCCGCTTTTTCATAATAAGAAGCTAAGGGCTTTAAAGAAAAATAACCAATATCTAATTCTGTAGGACCTCTTTCTTTAGTTAATATACAAAAATCTCTAGGTATATTTGTTGTACCTCCAGCGTCTAAATCTCCACTTACGTGATAACTATAAACGTAATCCAAACATTCAGCAGCTGTTGACTCTGCAGGTGCTGTAAAAAATATTTCTCCACCACCTTGATCCCAGTCTTTACCACTTCCTACAGGGTCGTAATTAATATATGGTGTGGTCCAATTAGTAGATGAATTTTGAGCGTTATTTGTTTGTTTAATATCACTTAAAGATTGCTCAATAATTTCTTTAATAGCCATACCAGTAGGTATGGTAGCTGAATTATAGAAATTTGTACCTGGGGTATTTTGATCAGTAGTAGCAAGAGGAGAGAGACCAGTAGAATACTCTAATGTATTTGTAGACATTTTTTGATACCAAAAATCCCAAAAATATAATTTTAGCCCTTTCATTGTTGCCGACGCTGAGCCTGTTATACCTGGAAGCTTATCTACATCTTCAGCATCATAAACAGAGAAAAGATAAGAGAGTGTCCACATTACCTTATCAATATTATCGGGTAGATCACTATTAGCTGCTGCATTATTTTTATTTTGTATTTTAGGTATTAGCCTAACACGTAATAAATCACTTCCATCGTTTCTAAAAACATAAAAAGGTTTAAGAGAATTTTCGTTAACGTTTGTTGTAGCGTTAGCTACTTGACCAGTAACTTTGCTAAAAGCATTTGCACCTGCTTCTGGGTCGTATAAAAAAGATAAAGTACCTCCTACAAGCCAATTTGATAAAGACTCTTCAATATCTAAAGAGATAATAGCATTAGAGTTAATTGGAAACTGATCAACACCGTTATCTAAATAAATTTCAACTTCATAATCTAATTGATTAAATTTTGACTGAAAAACAGCTGATTGTACTACATTCATCTTATTGATTAATAGAATTAGCAATCTTGTTTAATATTTGAGAAACTATATTAGAATCTAAAATATAAAGAGAAGTACCTGGGGTAGGTATGGAGGTAGGATCAATAATATTATTAGAATTTAATATAACCCACCAAAGATTAGGAGTATTATAATTCTTATAAGATATATAAGGCCAAGTATCTCCGTTTACAACGTTATATTTTGTATAAAAACCTGGAGGTAAATTAGCTGGTATAATTACCGATTGAAGTAAATTATAGTAATAATACCCATTATTATCTTGGTAGACATTAAAAATTTGTTCGTAATTTTCGTCTGTTAGAGAAGGTAAAGTCTGAATACTATTTTGATTCATATATTATTTTTTTATAGCTTGTTGAGCTGTTCGTATAGATGTTGTTACTTGTTTAGATACACTATCAATTGCTCCGAATAAATTTTGACTAGGCATAACAAGATCTTCTAATGTCATATTTACTTCATAAGCGTCTGGTACTACACAAACTTGTCCTTTACTATCTACTAAAGAGCGCATATTTCCTCTATTATTAATAGTTAATTTACTTACAGCAGAAGCATAACTGTAATGTTGTCCTGGAATAACTAATTCGTAAAATACAGGGGGTATATTACTTACCGTATCAATTTTTTGAAATAAATTTTGATTGATTAATAATTTACATAAGTTTCTATTTTTTTCCCAATCATCAGGACTTTGCGTATTAAACAATGGAAATTTAATATTAATTGTTCTTGGAGAATGGGAAGACCATAGTTTAGGACGATCAGCTACACCTACCTTAGGAGAAGAAAAAGCTAACGCAGCAGAACCAAGTTTTGTAACACCGCTTGCAAAATTATTAACTTTGTCTGCATTTTTACCAAAAGCAACTTTAGAAAGCTCACCTCCTATACTCCCTGCAGATCCTAAAGCATCTATTGATTCCCAAGGAGATGTATTAATTTCAAAATTAATATCATCAAAATAAGGAAATTTGTATATATTATTAGTTTTTGTTGACTGATCTTTTTTATATAAAGATTTATAAGGGGCTAACGGATCGGGATCTTTTTTATATGTTGTTTTATATGTAAAAACATTTTTAATTCCT